AGCCTTTTTGCAAGCATATGAACAACATCTTCTATCCGTACCAGATAACTTACGTGGCGCAACTCGCATCGCTCTGGAGTTGCCTACCGACTCAGATTATTTAAACAGCATAAATATCAATTCCATCTATCAAATGCAACAAGATGGCGTAAATACTATAACGTCAACCATCGCAAAGTCTGTGCTGTCTGCAGCAGGTAGCGGAGTTTATGGTGCTGCTACTGCGGCTAAGGTATTTACGGATACCTTGTTAACCGGCGACTATGTTGGGGCTGCCCTACATTCCGTAGAGGGTGTTAGTAGGGCAGGTGCGATATCTGGAGCTATTAAGACAGGTGCTAGCGCAGCAGGGCAATATATTGCTGGTTTCTGGGGAAATGCTGCAGGGGCTGCAGTGGGAAGCGTTACAGGTGCAGCGGCTGAAGCCGGTGTCAGTTATGGTGCAAGTGCGGCAATTGCTGCTAATACCTTATTAAATAAGCATGGAAATGCGTTAGATGCTGCCACTGGGTTCCTATCTACTAGTGATAATCAAGCGGCTCGGATAATAGCAGATAATATACATAGGGTAACTAGAGCAGCAGCTGCTGAGCAGAACAAGGGAAAAGTAAACATTCCAGGACTCTTACTGAAAGCATTTTTAAACACAGATACTGCTAAAGGTATATATGATGGGCTAGTGCCATCAATAGTAAATAGTGGAAGAGATATTTCTGGTTTAATGGAAAGAAGGAAAGGAAGAACTGGCGCAACTGGGTTTATTGCGGACTTTGCTGATGCGGCAAGAACTAGTTATAATGTAGGGGACCACATAATATCTGCATATAGCGGTATTAGCGATGCCGCCTTGCGTAATCCAGACATGTTTTCTGTTATATTCGGCGATACTTTTCGCTTACCAACAACTGCAAATATAGCTAGTCTTCCAACATTGGGGCGCTTAGCAGAGGCTGCCGGGTTTACGGAACAGGGTACAAGCCATGTGGAACAGTTCAATACATGGGCTCGTCAGAATATTGGAAAGATAGTGGCAAACGCAGATGCTGGAACTTTGCATCCATCGCTACAACACCTTGCAGACCAGGCACGAAGCCTGTTAAAAGACAGACGGGAAAGACTTTAAGCGTTAAATAGCATTTTTTATCTTGTTGCTAAAAATAAATGAGCACAACATCTAAGAAACCACAGAAGCCCATTGAGATAGAATTATCAAAGTTCAATATGCGCTGGATTGGTAATAACAAAATCCTGGTTCTCATCGGGGCACGTACACGCGGCAAGTCTACTATCTTGCTAGATTACCTGAGCTACAATACAGACATACCTTTTGTAACATGTATATCACCAACCGATTGCTTTAATAATACATTCTCTCCACACATACCGGCCCGTTTTATCTTCTCTAAATATAGTCCAGAGCTGCTAAAAGGGTTCTTGATGCGACAGAGCAATCTTAAAAACGCCAAGGAACAGGCCAAACTAGGCTATGGAGACCGCCGTTACAGAGATGTAGACTGCCGCGGTATCCTAATTATGGATGATTGCCTGGCAGATAGTAAGGGCCCAGATGGTTGGAAGAATGACGAGAGCATTCGCTGGATTTTCATGAACGGACGGCACGTAGAGTCCACTCTTGTTTTGACAATGCAGTATCAGGTAGGTATTCCTCCGGAGTTACGTATTAACATAGACTGGATCTTTCTGTGTCGTGAAACGAAGAAGATAGAGAAGGAGAAACTGTGGCGCTATTATGCTGGAGCGTTTCCCAGTTTTGATATGTTTAATCAGATTTTCAACCGATGTACCAAAGACAAGAGGTGCATGGTTATAGATGGGCTATCGGAGAGTGAAAAAATAGAGGACCAGATATTCTGGTATAAGGCGGATATTCACGGACCCTTCCGTTTGTGTTATGATGAATTTTGGGAGAACAATGAACACTATTTACGTCAGAGAATTAAGACAGCAGGGCCTAATGGTCTAGGAGGAGGTGCTGGAGGTGCTGGAGGAGCCAATGGTGGTGCAACCTCAGGGGAGGATGATTACTATAAATATGTAGGAGGCGCCCGCGGTAAACCGGTATTTAACTTGAACCTATCAGAGGGCGGGGATGATGAGGACGAGGACTAGGAGGGGCAGGAGATAAATACGTCCTTAAAGGCCAGTAATAATATCAGACATTAATAAAAATGTCACTCATAAATGATCGCTACGAATTGGGTAAACAGATAGGGCGAGGTTCTTTCGGAGAGGTATATTTAGGTAATGACAATATAACTGGGGCTAGAGTTGCTATCAAGATTGAGCACGAACACCCAGATGATATAAGCATTTTGCAATATGAGAATGAGATATACAATACCCTTTCCAAGAGCGCACGCCCCCCGAAGATACCTCGTATCTACTGGTTTGGCAAGTACAAAAACCATAACACCATGGTCATGCAACCACTGGGCGCCTCATTAGAGGTGCTACATACGGACCATTGCTATGGAAAATTCACGCTAAAGACAACTCTTATGTTGGGTATACAGATGTTTGACTTGCTTCGTGCTTTGCATGAGAGTAGCTATTTACACCGTGATCTAAAGCCTGATAACTTCCTGATGGACACAGACAATAAATATGTGTATCTCATTGATTTCGGTCTAGCCAAGAGATTCAAGACAACCGATAACGTACATATCAGGGAACGTCAGGGAAAGAAATTACTTGGAACCGCGCGATATGCAAGTGCTAACTGTCATGCAGGATTGGAGTTATCACGTCGTGATGATATGGAGTCATTAATTTACTTGTTGGTGTATTTTTTGAAAGGGTGTTTACCTTGGCAGGGTATGGTATGTCCGAACAAGGAGGAAAAATATAGGAGGATTGGAGAGATGAAGGCTGCATTGGGTCCTGAGAGAATCTGTGAAGGCACTCCAGAGGAGCTTCAAAACTTTCTAAAGTACGTAAAGTCTCTGGGGTTCAAGGAAAAACCTAATTACCATTACCTGCGTGGGTTGTTAGTTGACCTATTTACACGCATGGAATACTCCTTTGATTGTAAATATGATTGGTGCAACGGTGTCTTAGAGATTAAAAAATAAGAATACCTAATGAACGAGAGAAGATCGTGGAAGCGATTCGGTCGTCATATGGATATGCATGTTAATGTGGAGGCAGATATTGATTTTGAGTGGGTTATAAAGAAGAGTAAAACTACCTTGCCTGTTGGCTATTTTGTAAACAAGGCACGTTATTACGAATTTCCGGAGAGTGTCGTTAAGGAGATACTAAGGGCTGAAAACTATGATGTTGTCTATGATAAGTATTACAACATGCAACTAGATAACTGCATGGAGCAAATAAGGCTTGCGCGTATTGTTCATGAGCCTTCGCCTTCAACGGAGATTTTGAACCCGATCCCTAATTCGATTGAGATTTCGACGGATCCTTCTACTTCAATTGAGACTTCTACCCATACATCAACGCCCATGGTATCGGAACCGCGGAACCACTCTGTGCCGCCGAACCACTCTGTGCCATCGGTGCCTATGGTAGGAGGCTTACGTCAGCGTTTGAAAACTCTGGCAACCGCTCAGACGGTATCCGATAAGATTCCCGAGGAGAAGCGCAGTTTAACAGTAGTAATGAATCAGCGCCGAGAACAGGATGCGGTTGTAGCGGTTAAATGCAAGCTGGTGTTGCGCAATGTTCCTTTTGAATATGTTGAGCGTGATATCTATGAGGAGTTAACTGATTTCGAGGTAACTGGTGTGCATGTGTTGCGTAGGGCAGAGTATGAGGGTGGTCCTCGTCAACCCACAGGAACCGCATTCATAACACTAGTTAACGTTAGTGAGGCGGAAGATTGTATGGAATATATGAAGGGTATCTGTTGGGGGCATAATGTGGTTAGCGCTGAATTTGCAGATAAATAATATTAACAATCTGTATAAATGGCTAGCATTGAAAATGTGTATGGCAGCGGTTTTCATGAAGGCGCTGTAAGAGATAGGGCATTGTATGCGGCAAAGCTGTATGCCACAAACATTGTTCACCGGCAATTCTCTTTTAGGAATGATAGTTACGAGATGTGGGATGGCAACAATATGAAACCCGATATTATTCGAGCATTGGTAGGGCAAGTCAAGGCTGCTAACAGTAACCTGCGCCTAGTGCATGTTAGCAAAACATCCGAAGATGTCAATATGTTCCCTTATCTAATTATAGGACCAGTTGAATATTTTGTGCTAGTTGATATGACAGGAAGCAAGACGCAGCTATATTCTATCTACATAACTCCAACGCACATGTCTTCTTATTAAGAAAGAAATTGAAAAAAAACTAATTTAGAGGCAACATAATAACTCTTATTAAGATGCCTAAGAATGTATGGTATTATCCGGATCCTGAGGATCCCACATTTAAGATTGTTACATATCAACGCCCTCCTAAGCTTGAGAGACTGCACCAGCGCCGTAGACAGCGTGCACAGGAGCGTGCACAGGAGCTTGAGTCCATGCTTAAGGACCCTATGGTAAAATTCGAGTATGATAAGTATCTTCATGAGAAGCAGGCCTTGCGTTGGTACCGACGCAACCCGCAGTTTGCTAACTTCAAGAATTATCAGCTGCTGGAACTTATTCGTTCAAAGTATTCTCCAGATTATCCACCGCTGATTATTGGTAAGACTGCTGCTGGAACAGGAGAGCCTGACTTGCATGTTCCTAAGAGTTTTATGTTCAACAAGCGAGGTCAAGGCGATGGTCGCTTGCGCAAGGTCGAACAGCAGGCAGATGCAGGAATTACCAATGTCCGCTATTTTGCAAGGGACTTCGTAGCTAGAGTGGGGCAGAAGCGCCAGGAGCTGGGCCTTACACAGAAGGATTTGGCTATGAAGGTGAATGTGCCCGAGGCCACTATCAGTGCTCTGGAGCGTGGTGAGCTGCCTTTCGATGGAGAGTTGAAGGGCAAGCTGAATGTAGAGCTTGCCCTCTAAGAGGGTGCATGTGCTTGTGCATTTTCTTGTTGATAGAATCAATTTCTATTAACAAGGAGTGAATTAAATGCTTTGAGATATTGTCTCCGCCCCTGTAAAATGATAGCAACCCCAAAAACACTAATGGCTACCCCCATTCAAAGCTGTGCTATGTATCCCGCACACTCTGTGTTTAAGCGCTATTTGCTTGCTACCACCGGCCTACCGGCTGATGTCTGCACTACATACTCTGACATCTACCGGCGAGAGATTATCCCTTTCCTGCGTGGTGGAGCGAAGACAACACCACGTGAGCTGAAGGTTCGCCCAGCTAGCATTGTACTGAGCTATGCTTACGAGTACATTATTAACCATGCAGATGAGCTACACGGACCTTTCCAGATTGCACCTAAGAGCCAGATTGCACCTAAGAGCAAGAGGCCCACACATATTGCACCGCTAGAAACCGCCCTCGAGGAGGAGCGCCTAAAGAATAAGGAGCTTCAGATGCGCTTGCAGAACTTGCTTGATGAGAGCAGAATAAACAAGTTTGCTACGGATCTCCATTCAACTATTACAGCTGCATATGAGCTTGAACCTACCTTCCTTGACTTCCTTGAAAAAAGTCATAAGTCCGCACTATCAGAGTATCTTAAGGCTGTGCCGGATACGGATACGGATACGGATACGGATACGGATACGGATACGGATACAGATGAAGAGGATATGGATGCCGATGATGCGGCTGCTGATGATGATGTGTCATCATCAAACAATGTCTATTATGCATTTCTTAGGGTGTTTTTTATCAGCCTACTTGTAGGAGCATTCATTTTGCCTAACACCCCATGGTGGTTGTTTGCGAGTGGCCTGCCTAGCTGGGCGGCTGTTATGAGTGGCCTGCCTAGCTGGGAGGCTGTTATGAGTGTCCTGCCTAGCTGGGAGGCTGTTATGAGTGGCCTGCCTAGCTGGGCGGCTGTTATGAATGTCCTGCCTAGCTGGGAGGCTGTTATGAATGTCCTGCCTAGCTGGGAACCAGATATGAGTGCGATGAATACTGGGGATTACGGGGTGTGTCTTGCCTAGACGGTAAATGTATCTATCGGTTCTCCGGGCGGTTTTGCAAGGTATTTATCTACCTCCTTTGGAAAGAAGCTATCGATAAAATAGCCTGCATTTATATTACACAAGCGTATGCGGGAAATATCACTGTAATAATCATTAATGCGTGTGGGGATATCGGAGTAATTACGCAGCAAGGCTTTTAACAATGCAGACACCTGAGTATCACGGTGCAAGCCTTCCTGCCCGGCTCTTTGGATGTTTCCAATAAAAAGATTTACAGCATCAACAGTATCATAGATGAACTCAGTTGGTGGTACAATGTCCGGATCATAAAACTCATCTCCAATAGGATCATAACTTATGCTGTGGCGCTTCATGGCTGCTGCCTGCTCATCATTCAGAATAGCCCTATAAGTAAGCCTAGTTTCAAGTCCTTGCAGGAAAGAACGAACCGTCCGAATAGTTTTGCCCGAAACCATAACCACATGTGTGTTGCCTAAGTTAGGCATGTTTCTGATTGCATCGAGCCGAGCCTCAAAATATGTAAGCTTTTTACCTATAACAATAACTGAGCGTTTACCCAAATCACCAAACTTTATACCGGGCTTACTTTTTATCCTACCTATCTCCTTAATAGATGGGTTCTTCGGATCATAGAATGAGCTGACACCAAAGTCATTAACAACTGGGATAACCCCTAAATTCGGCACATAATATGTCCGGCCCATAATGTTATATACCCAGTATCCACCCGGTGTCACACGGTAAAATAGAATATTCAATGCCTTTATGTCATTGTTGAATACTTGGCCATGTTTCTGCAGGGCATATAAACCAGCCATAACCTGGAAGAGCACTGATAAGACAAGGTCATCATCCACAGGCCCTTTAGAAAGCAAGTCAGTCAAGTCGCCGGAAGCCAATTCCATCATGTTAATGAAACATGGTTCATTCGTCATAATTCTCCCTTTGAACGTAAACTCACAACTAGGGCAAGTAAAAGTCTTGTAAAGTATAGGGAGGTTCTGCGTGATACGTGCTTTTATCAAGGGCAATGCAATGTCGCGCAAAATCAGAACCTCATTCCAGTCCCTATATAACTTGTTATATGGATGACGCAATTGTGTAACTGTGCTCTTGGCTTGTTTTACAGCAAATGTCATAGCGCATGCACGATTCTGTTTAATACAACCAGTTGCCCGAAAAACATTGCCAAACGTACCCTCTCCAAGACGCTTAATTATCTCAACTGAATCAAGTAACTGGCCCTTAACCAGACACTGCTTTATGTTGTCTCTCTTTATTACATCCAAAAAGTACTTGGCTAACTTTAAGCGAGATTCAATGCGTAACAAATTTTCGGGCAAGGCTCGGGTCAATGTAGGGCTCGCTCCATCTACCCTTTTAGGCACAGGAGCAGCCACTTCTAAGGCCCGAGGTTTCCTAACTATTCGAAGCTTTGGTCGCTTTACAGATTCAGGCAGCTCAGGTCCAGGCCTGGGCTCTTGGGCAACTAGTTCTTTAGCAAGAACGGGGCTCGCTCCATCTACCCTTTTAGGCACAGGAGCAGCCACTTCTAAGGCCCGAGGTTTCCTAACTATTTGAAGCTTTGGTCGCTTTACAGATTCAGGCAGCCCAGGTCCAGGCCTGGGCTCTTGGGCAACTAGTTCTTTAGCAAGAACGGGGCTCGCTTCATCTACCCTTTTAGGCACAGGAGCAGCCACTTCTAAGGCCCGAGGTTTCCTAACTATTTGAAGCTTTGGTCGCTTTACAGATTCAGGCAGCCCAGGTCCAGGCCTGGGCTCTTGGGCAACTAGCTTTTTAAGAGGGAATGGTTGTGAACATGCCGAGTGATGTTTGCAGTAAGATGATTTTCCAGATGCATGGAAAGAACATTGCACCGGTTGACCCACCTTTTTAGATGCACTCTGATTTGTGCATGCGCACAAACCAGCTTGATCTTTCACAGGACTCGATGCAACTTGCACTTCCGGAAATATCTCTCCGCAATATTTATGAATTCCACAGAACAGCAAACCCGGTTTAGCCTTATTGCTACAACGAACTTTTACTGCTCCTTTGCTAGCAGACTTATTTATACATTGACATTGTGATAAGGCCATATATTTATACTATTTAATTTATTCTTGTATTAGGCTAACCGTCAATCACGTTCATTGGTCGCGATTCATTCTTCCCATGGCAGGCAGCACAATTCCGGTAGGTATGTCCACATCCATTACTAACAAATCAGTATTAGCCTGAACATTAGGCTCAACGTTATCAGGTGCCGGGGCATCCCCGATGTTCTCCTGCACATACAACGTTCGCAATGTTTTACTACAACGGCATATAGCGCAAGATTCCATACGCTCTGCACAATCGCTGCAAAAAGTATGTCCGCAGCCCATGTTGTACTTGAACTTAGAGGCTGGGATCAGCTCAAGGCAAACAGGACAATAGAGACGCGTCACAATACGCGTAAAGCGGCGCAGCGGACTCATAATAATAGTCTCCAGCTTAGTCAGCGCTGCTATCTTATTCTCCAAAACCTGCATGGGGATACTTTCCTGCACAGCCCTAGATAATGTGCCTACCGTAGTGTATAGGCCATCTAGCATCCCGCGTTGTTCCTCTGACTCTTGCGTCGTCGCAAGCTCATTGCGCAGGGCTGAGACAGACTCCATGCTCTTACGCAACCCCTCCAACTTGGCCATAAGCTCCTTGGACCGATTATGTTCCAGTGTACAACGCCGCAAGTCCTCCTGGATCTTTATCTTCAGAGCCAGTGCATTGCTAACAATACAATCATATCTCTCAATCTCCAACAAGCTTCTTATCAAACCCAGAAAATCATCAAGCTTAGCCAGCGCTTCCTGACGATCCATCCTATACTTAGTTATCTTGGGAGCAGCCGCCGAGCGTGTGGCCACTGCTGCCGGCGGTCCCGCATAATTACGTTCGATCATCTCCTGTCGGAACCGCTCCATGACATTAGGCCGGTTTTCGGACCGAGGGTTTATAACCCTCGTTGAATTAGCCATTCTACTTGTGGTGCTATCAGATAAGATATCAAGCCGGTTCACGACAGGAGAGAAATCCACATGCATGTAAGTTATTAGAGCCAGTAGAGCCAAACGATGTTCCGGAAACGTGTCTGAATTAAATTGCGGGTCTTCTTCTGTTTCGCCTTCTTTCAAAGTTAGAGCATCGCGGAAAGATTGCAGATTACTTTGTAATTCCTCTAATGTCAAAGAAGATATAGTACTCGGAAGCACATCTGGCGTGCCTATCGCCGGAGACAATGTTGGAAATGCATCCACAATCGTAGCCATTAGCAATTATTACTTTGTATCCTTTAAGTACTTTCGCGGATCAAGACTCATTACCTGGCCGCTACGCAAATGCCGTTCGCGCTTATAGACACGCTGCGCATCAGACAGACCATGCATATGAGCTTGCAAATCACGGACCTTAACTTTGGTCACCTTCGATACATCATCGGTGTAATATATCTTCCGAAAGCCATAATTACGCAAGAAGATCACACAATCCTGGCAGGGCATGGCATTTACAACATCATAACCACCATGCGTTATACCGCTATGCCCCGGCTGGTGCTCGCGACTACGCAAGGTCACCAGCTTGTAGCCCTTCATGCGCCGGCGCACATCCTTGGGAGATAGGCGTCCATCGGTTCTTGTCTTTAGCTGGTTAAATAAGCGTGTCGCTGCCCGCTGTTCAGCATGTACCGAACTACAGTGACAACGCCTGTTCATGAAATCACGATACCTAGGACAACTGTCATTATAACTAATGTGCATAAACCCGCTACATGCCGACCGTATGGTAGCCGCTGCATAATGGAAGTTCATGTGTCCGCGCTGAGACACATCAACTAACGGCAATAATTTTTCCACAGTAAGTGCCATCACATATCTTCAGCTGTATTCATTTTAATTGCTGGAGGACGTACCGGGCAATAATCCGGTCCTTCTCCTTCTCATCCTCCGGCAGTTCATGATATGGCATCAGAGCCAAGCTATTACGCCGGGCATCACCCAAGGGCTTGGCCGGCCCCATATACTCCTTGCAGCTCTTGTGTGGTGCCATGTCGCGCCAGAAACTATAGTTCTTAGCCCAGCCATCGTGAATAGCAGAGGACACATATTCAATATCACCCGTTTCCAGCATCATGAAGACATCGACAGTAGTAAATATATGGCCAAGCGATACAGCCAAGTTATCAAATCCAAACATCCCTGGTTTAAGAGGAGTCACACGCCAGCTCAATTGGCGGCAGTTATGTTCGTGCGCACCTTGCACCCAATCTTGCAAGGTGCGCCCAAAAAACTCCATATCATAGGAATATTCGCCATTTGCTGTCTCGAGAGCCATTGATTGGCCGGCCGGTCTGTCAATTTTAAATATTTGGACCGGGATGCCTTTCTTCCTGGCTCTGGCAATTGAGTCATAAGTGCCCTTGCTCTTCAAACTTAAAAAAGCAATAAGACCGGTGCATTCGTCAATGATTAATTGGTTTCTTTTGGGACCGGCGCCGTTGCCGTATTTCTGCCAATCTGCTACCTTGACAACTAGAGGTATGTTATTCTCTGCAGCATATCGCCTTGCCATCGCATCAGCCCCAGTTGCATCACCCGTTATGATGGACGCTAGTTCTCCCAGTTGTTTTTTGAGCACGTCTACGCGTTTTTTGAGCACCTCCTGGAATTCCTCATAATCAGTATATTTCCGGTAACCAACAATTCCCAAATTCATTGAATACACCAGATGCGGTTCATTTTAGTTATTACCAAAGGAGTGCATGTTTTTATTACCCAAGAACTCATACAAGAACACGATCACAACCCACACTCACAACAACATACTTCATGCGCTGCAAAATCTGGAACACCTGCAATGGGCGCACACGCTGAGAACCGCCTAAGGCCCGGCGCATGCACATGATGGCAACTGTTACACGGCGATTCATACTGGGCAGGCACAGTAACCAATGGTTGCGCAGAGTCCATGTTGCTGGAACAACCACGGATAGGGTGGAAAACTGACCTGATGCCGGGTTGAAACTAAATGTCGAGTAATCGCCTTCGGCACGAGGGTTCTTAGGCCGTTGCAAGTAGTAGGTGACGGTCATAGTCATGAGCGGGCTCAGTGTGTGATGGCCTTCCGTGAGGACTTGAAGTGCGGCGTCGCTAGCGGCTTGTAAAACGGAGACTGGAGGCTGCATGGTACCGGGGTCCGGCAAATTGGTATCGGCCATAGTGCGCTCGGGAATATCCATGACGATGAAGAAGATAATACCCACGTTAACCTGTCAGCTTGCTAGCAGATTATATTAGGCCGAGTTGGCAATATTATTCGAACATCTGGCGGGGTGATGTGGAATTGTTCCATGGCTTCAAGTGCATAGGGGCTTCCTTACGCATCCTCTCCGTAAAAGCAGAATCCGCCCGCGCATTAAAACCGTCTAACTCCTTCTGCACATCATCCGCCACACAGTCCCGCGGATTGTAGTAATTCAGGCGGAAAAGCGTTGATTCGCCGTCGATGTGGCGCTGTACACCGGCCAGCCAGGGCCGGTCAGGATACTTACTCTGCAAGCGAGAAAGGTCCTGCCGGCTTACACCCGCCGGCGTCATCGTCCCGCCACCGCAACGATTCAGGGCGGCCCAATAATCAGCAGCGGCCTGCTCAACGGGCTGGGGGGCATGCAACCATGGCTGCCTAGGCCTTGTTGCGCACCAGACTGTGCTACGCGGCCGGTCCTGTATGAGGATAGGTGGCTGGGCATATAGGAAATTCCTCTCGTAGATAGGCTCATTCATAATGCGCTGATCCCAATTATCACAACACGTAGGCTCCATATAACATTAACTACTTAAATATATTTTGCATTAAACATGTTAATGAACGGCTGCGAGACATTGCGTGAACTGTGGAAGATTGCGCAGGTATGCGACATTCTACATCCCGGTATAGTCGGTGTGCCTAGCAGATTGTATGGTCTTGTGCAATGTGCTAACTACCGTAATTTTATGGGCGCTGCGGCACTAAAATGCTGGGAAGAGAGAGGGTCTGGAGAAATGCCACCATTCTTGCCAAGGAAAGAAGAATCGCATGCAAGTGCAAGTTCCCATCACCAGTCTAAGGGCAAGCAGCCGCCGGTTGCAAGATAGACATATCGACGATTCTCATGCGTCGCGCGGGGGCGCAACCCCGTCTCTTGACCGCAACCCGGCTCTTAATGCGTCGCGCGGGGGCGCAACCCCGCCTAGCTAGGCCGTAAATAACCCACCTTACCAAATGCCATGGCACATGGTTGACGCATAAAACTATGATAGGTGATGTAGTAGATAATGTAATACTGCTGAAAGACATATGCGATTATCAGGTAGATAATCCGTAAAGACACCGGTTCCTGCCGGTTACAATTATATGAAAGATACACGGCCAGAGCCGTTAGACACATGCTAATTAGCCCCTTCCGGCTGAACACCGGATAAGACTCCCCTAAGAAGTAATTGTAGGGACTCAAATATGTCCAGATGCCCATATATCTATTAGTCATTTAAATTTGATTACCATGTCTGAGAGATAATGCAACCATACCGACGCCTGGAATATGCCTGCTATCTTGAACCGCTAGCCCCGGAATTGACATCGTGTATACCAAAAATCTATCCACCTGAACATTTCCGTGAAAGGTTCTCAGATCAGACATCTGTGCAGATTATCCCCTTGACCGGAGACATCTATGAGGCATGTCTGTATCTGTTGGAAACAGGGACCATGACACCAGATGCATTGCAGCGAGCATTACAAGATGATACCGCTAATATCATTGCTGCAAACCCTGTGCTACGTAGCAGGGGTTTCCAATCTCTGAAGTCCGGTTCCGCAGAGCAGATTTCGGCAATATTAGCAACAAAGTTAAAGATTACTATCTATTTGGTAGATGCCCATGAGACTATGGCTATCTTCGCCGATATGGAACTATCTACCAAGAATAATGCAATTGTACTCTTCAAGAACGACATTGGAAAAGTATTTCCGGTAGTGATTAATGACACACGCATGCTACACGCAGAGGCCGTAGAGCCTATAATGCCCGTCAAACGGAAAAACCCTCTCTTACAACATTATACCAGCCGGGAAGCTGTCAATCTGCAAAAGCTAAGTTTAGCCTCTCTACAAAGGGAAGCTATTAAACGAGGGTGCTCGGCCATGCGAGAGGGATGTGACGGTCTCCTGGTTATGAAGACACGAGATGATCTTATCACGGAACTGTCTTCATGAGCAATGCAGACTTTTCAGCTAATGATTTCAGGCGTGGGCGAATAACATAGTCAGCATGGGGTTGCAATGCTTCATTGCCTGTATAATAGGAGAAGATAATCAGCTCATCATCACATGTGCTGTCATGTACCAGACGATGATGCTCTTTGCACAAGGGTACCAGATTGGCACGGTTGTGCATGTGCATATGACCACCGCCTATAAGGCCATGTTCATCTGCCTCACTCTGATAATGAATATGATGTGTGTCTACGGCCTTCTCCTTACAGATTGCACAATGAAACAGAAAGACGTTAGGATGATAGCTACTCTGCCGCGGAGCTGATTGGGTATCCTCCTCATAATATTGTTTGCGTAAACTATGTGCCACTGTCATAACTTCGTCCGGTAGGTGCAAGAACTGGGCTACCTCAATGCCATACTTACCATGTCCCGGCCCCGGCATCAGACGCCGGTCATAGACAATGCGCGAATCTTTCACATGGAAAGTCAAATGGTACTGCTCAACATTTTGCAGGCCGGAAATCTCCGACATTTTGGATAACTCATGCAGGTGAGTAGCAAAAATAAAGCTACAGCGCACCTTGCTAAGATGCATAATAGAGGCAGCTACAATGCTCACGGCCGATGGTGACTCTGTACCATGACAAACCTCATCACCCAAGACCAATGAATTAGAGTCACTACGTAACAGGATACTGCGCAACTCCAGCATCTCAACCGCAAAAGTAGATAAGCCCCGATTAATATCATCCATACCCACAATACGCGTCATCATACGACGATATGGCCTAAACCGTAGACTCGTAGCAGGCACATAAAATCCAGCCTGCGCCAGAACAGTAATGATTCCTACGCACTTCATGGTTGATGACTTTCCTACCATGTTTATTCCATACAGCAGGCACCCCCCGCCATGCAAGCTAATATCCAATGGCACAAATTTCGTCAATCTTTCAACAAGAGGATGACGCACACCCTTTGTCTCAAGGTAACTACATCCATCTTCCATATCAATGGTAGGTTGGCAATAGTTATAGGACTTAGCCTGCAATGCAGCGGTAGTAGTTAAATCCTTAACAGAAATAAACTCAGATAAGAACTGTAGCACACCTCCGTAAGTATTGTATGATTCATTTAGGAATGAGCGGAAACGCTGAATTGTCAACTGGCGCAAACGGCCCAGAGTACGCTGGACCGCATGATAAATATCTGTCAGGGCATCGAAGCGCAATTTGACGTTGCTCTTATTGCGATCATCTATATGTAGGCTGGAGGATAATAGCTCTCCCCTTTGTCCATTAGATAAGGGAATTGCGACAGCCTTCTTAAAGGCATCCCGCAACTTAGCACACTGTGGCTTAGTCAGTGAGATATAACAACCACCATCAGATGATACGGTGGCCGACTCCTCATGGTATTTACAGCATCCACTGCCAGGATTTATCAGGTCTGAGAGGATTGTACATATCTCTGTGCGGGCAGTCTGTAACTCTCCGAGAACACAGTCTAGCTTATCGATATCCGGACAGACCCCTGGCATAAACAGCGTACACTGAACGTTCTCTAGACAGTTACAAGCCTGGCAATTATCTAAGTTCAATTCCCTACGATAATGCGCCTCCAGTGCATGCACTGGAGGTGCGTCAAGCCCTAGATTCCTAGCAGCATGTACATAGTCATCCACATATGTCAGTTCCACAGGCTCCATACTACCCATGGCCCAACGCCGGATACATCTATCCAGATCGCGCTTGCCTACACGCCCCAAGATTTTGCGCGCGGACTCCGGTCCATCCTTTATCTCTTTCTGGATAGCCTGGTAGCGGGCATTAAGGACCACAGGGTCTATCACTGGGTTGGTCAGCCGGTGTTTCAACAATCTACGTCCAGATAGAGTCTGGCAATCGCGTGCCATGATACTGTAGACTGTATCACGACGGCTTAGCTGCTCGCTGCCATCTATAATACCCAGCTGACTGATGGCGTTTGTATCCATGATTAGTTGAGTGCCAGATTCCCAATATCTGGGCAATGGTAGGCTCTTCAGATGTGTCTCGTTATGTCCCTTATAGAATTGTAATAGAGTAATCAGGGCCAATGTAGCCTGCGGGTAACGCGCCACATCCAGAAACTCCTGCACACGCAGGTTCCCGGAATCAAATACCGTTGACAAATACTGGTCCTGAGCGGCCACGGCAGTCATGGGTCCAGGTTCCGGGTTAACATACACGATAGCCGACAAGAAACGGGAGCCTGGTCCTGTGCCGGCAGATGAGATATCATCACTTAGACGGGCATTCCAGGCATTGGCAAAACTGCGCACATCCTCAGACGGTGGAGGGATAGCGCCCTTTGTAGCCCGTGTCTCATGTCGAAAGACAATTTCCACTGGACAAAAGGTCTGAATAAAACGTGCAACAGTGTCCTCTGCCATATTTCCATCAGCCAGGCTGGAATTGCATTCATAAATTGTTATCTGTCCAGTGATATGATTAACTGCTGCCATGCCGGCATATCGCAAATAGCGTGAAGCCTCCCTTGACCAGATGTTTTCCATGTAAATAGCTACAATTGTCGGGTCATACGGCGAATCCATATTAGTTCCGGGACTCACAACATAGGCGACCTTGCGGCGTATAGGGTCTGTGCCGGGAATCTGATTCACAACAACTACGGTATAGCCATAATCTACAAGCAATTCCACGTTACGATCCAGGCTGACGCTGTTGAAACCCACCATGATGGGGTTTTTGCGACTTATATAAGGATTTTTTGTGTCCTTGCGGGTCTCCCGGATGTTCAGGAGACCTGCAATAAGAGGTGCATTTCCAACCCTCTCCTCATCATTGTGCACGCTGTAAATCTCATGAAAGTGGCCATTTTGATAAAAGACCGCTGTCATCTCCCCATAGCGTTTAACATGTTCCAGATAGAACCGTTCATAATCTTCAAAAAGACTCATTTCTTCTGACCCCTATTTTTCATTTTAAAACAGTTGACTACGCACCGTCCTAGGCTTCTGCGTCCTAGGCTTCTGCGTCCTAGGCTTCTGCGTCCTAGGCTTGCGCAGGCGCCGGGCCCCACCAACCTGCGATGCAGTGGGAACACCACTAGCAAAGGCCAGATAAGTACCTGTAGGAATAATACCTGTGCTGTTAGTGGGAAATGTGGCCGTGCTGCTCAGAGGGTTAAACATCGGGGCATCTGCAATGCCTTCAAGGGTTGCACGCGAAATAGCCGCAGGCCCGCCAATTGCGGTGTTGGCATAAAAAGAACCTACCCAGTCGCTAGCAGCACCACCCCGCTGCGTGCGCGACTTCTTGTAGCCACCTGTCATGCCACCACACGTAGCACAACCACCCTTACCACCCCAGCTGCTATATCTAGGTCCAGTACTCTTCTTTGCCGGCATTATATCCTTATATATTATTTTTCTTATCCCAGTTCCGAGTGTCAAAAGATGGTTACGCAAAGTAGATAACACTCATCTAATCCCTAACCTTATCTTAACCCTAACCTTATCTTAACCCTAACCTTATCCTGAGCTGGTGTCAAAAATATACACCAGCGAACGTGTTGCTTCATCGTACTTAACTTCACTGATGTTCGACAAGCCAAAACCACTACAGAATTTCATCTGAGTCAAGTCATTAATGAACGTACCTAGGACCTCACATGGGGTCAATTTCGGGAAATCGTCAGATAGCTCAAAAACAAAAGATCCATCGACATCCGGCAAGCCCTTAATTAGTGATTCGCTTACCTCGTTGCCATTCAGATACACTTCCCCCTCAGAGACGTAAGTAAACAGCAGACGCATACCAACCTTCTGGTCAA